GAGTTAGCGCTGGTCGCAATCATAGCATCCTGAGCTTTCCGGAAAGAAGCGAGGTCAAAGTTATGAAGTCGTTCCATATTATTAGTATCGCTCATATCTTAGACTCCTCCAGTACAGAAAACTAGCTAACGTTTGTTGAACATACCACGACGGCGCCGTTTCTTGTTTTGCTCTTCTTCGAGTTCCTTAATACGCCATAATCCATAAGCAAATGCTGAATATTTATCTTTTGGATAACGTGGATTAATTTGTTCGAGAACAATATCAAGAGAGACACCGGTGCGGCGTAGTCTTAGGTTAGCCATTTCTTCAAAAAGTTTTGTGGTCATTTCATGTGGCATTAGGCGCTGTACACGCTGCTTGACCGTCATTTTCTGACCGACCTTGGTAGATAATAGAGCATTCTTTGCTTCTTGTTCTTTTATAAGGAAACGAACAAGACCACCATTTATACGAGTGTAAGCATTGCCGTGGATTTTAGAGTTAAGAGGTCCATTGGCTTTGATACCATAGAGGATGCACATTGCATCTTTTGGCTGGACTTTTAGGAAGTCGTCATCATTTTTGAAACCTAGAGGTTCATAAATGTTTCCGAATTCATCGACTTGTTCACGAATCATTTCATCAGCAAAACCAATACCCAGACCGTTGGTATCGATGACAACTTCTAGGGGATTGAATTTTTTGATGATACGTTTGAGTTCAATTGCTTGTCGATTAAAAGTCTTTGTTTCAGCCTGACGGCCTAGGACGTATAGGTTTACAAGAGTGGCAAAGTATTTGCCCTCGCCAGATACGTTAACTCTAAAAACACAGCAGACAGTCTGGTCATTCAATCTACCAACGTCTACTGATAATAAGTAGAACTGGTTAGAATTAGCTCTAAATTTTGCGGACGTTTCTGGGTTTTTTATCTTTCTGTATTTGGTTAATTTGTCAAAATTAAACCATGCTTCTTCTGAAGAACCTGACCAAAGTGAAGCATACTCTCAGGCAAAAGATTCTTCCTTAAAGAAGAAGACGTTTTAAGTTTGTTAATATAGGTTTTATCAAGAAGACCATGAAGAACGGGGACGCGATAATCACATCCAAAAACAAAAGTAGATTTGGGATGAATGATACTATCAATAAAGTCGTCGATTAGCAGGTCGTATGCAAAGGACGTCTTAACACCCGCACTCGTCATGAATATTCTCTGCTAGTTAGGCTCTTTTTCATTTACTGAGTTATCGGGCAATCGACGTGAAACGTTCATGAGTATTAAATATTTAATATATTTAATGGACTATATCATCAACTATTTGCCATTCATATCCCTTGTGGGTTTTTGTTTGTTTTTTATGATTGATTATATTACTTATGGCACTACCGGTACCATTTACAGCACGAGCCGCATCTGCGATACTGTCGTAAATTGCAACAATTTTTTTAGTAGCTGGATCAACCTAAGCAACTTTACGTTTTTTAGTTTTGTATTCGCCAACCGGCTATATTTTTTCACCACATTCATTTTTATAACGCCATTGATATCCATTATGCTATTCGCGCTCTAACTTACAGCACATACAAATTTTTTCATTTAAAGAATTTGTTAATCTTGCGGCTTCAGAAAGGCTTTTGTATTCAGCAATTTTTTCGCCAGTTAATGCAAACTAAACAACCTCTCTTTCTCTGGTCGGTCCCATTAAACCAGTTTTTACTGCGTGCTAAGTATTACCAGCAGGAGTGGTCCATTCAAGATTTGAGACGATATTATTCGCCCGATTGCCATCCAAATGATTTACATATGGAAAATTATTTGGATTTGGAATAAAAGCTTCTGCTACAAGACGATGAACCCTAAAGCGTTTTGCCTTTTTATTTATTTGTAATGTAATATGATGATAGCCTTGCTATATTTGTTGCTTCATTATATAGTTATTAGTGTCTTTGCGGACTTCACCGATATCACTAATACTATAATCAGTTTCGATACCTTCGTATACAATCTTTTTCCACATTGTTTCTTCCTCCTATTTTATCTTACATACATAAGTGGAAATTCACAAGGGGAAATACATAAAAATCAGAATTTTCAAATAGTTGGACGGCGCTTCGAGTGGTGATAAAATCCACCCTAATAATTAGTCTCTACACCTTCCATCAAATGATGGCTTGGCACGGGATTGGGTTCTTTCCTTTCCCCGTTAGCACGCTATCGCGCACACCGCTTTTTCTTGCGTTCACCGTCTTTTTCAATAATCCTCGCGGATTAAAGCCCCCTCTTTTAACGTCCTAAGGGAGGACGACTTCGTTAATAGGGGTTTCTTCATGATCACGCACCTCATCGATTAGACCGCCATGTCGACGACCACCACGCTGGGAGTCCAGGGCGCCAACAACGTCAAATTGTGAACCATTGCGGAATTTGAGGGTAACATAGTCTTTACCAAAATTGCCTGGGGTGTCGCTAATTTCTCCTCCAAGAACTTCTTTACGAAGTAAAGGCCAACGGTCATAGATTTCGACGATTTTTTCTTTTGCAATTTGCGCAGCCTGAGTTTTGTTAGGGGCACAAATAAATCGCTTTGTACCAGGAATGAAGATACATTGAAGCATCATCGCTAGAATAGTAATAAAAGATTTAGAGAACGCACGAGGCGCCGTGCCGAAAACATCTTTAAAACGCATCAACGCGCGCAATGTAATTCTCTAATAAAAGAACAGAGTAAATGATGAGTCCTATGGTTTTATCAAATCAAGATAAATATCTGGATAAGCGGAAAAGATTGACATAACATTGCCAATCTTTTCCAAATTTGCTTCCAAATAATTCTCGTTTAGAATGACACCTTTTTCAATAATAGTGCCATCACGCTAACCAATTTTGATGTTTGAGTCAATCAATCTTTCCGCAGGTAATAAAATCTTTTTAGCCATTAATCTTCCTCCGGAACGCCAGGGTCAAATTCTTCTTCAAGAACTAACTGACTATAACCCTCATTCTCATAAGAGTCTAAATCATATTCTGTATCAGTACCATAATATGATTCTTTTTCAATCAGCGCAACATTCTTCAAGTTGTTCAGACGTTCTGTAATTTGCTCACCAATACCAGATTCATTAGTATAAAGTCGCTGGTTGAAGGCTTGGAAGTTTTGCATGGTTTCATCAACGATGTCACGAGGAACATCATCATAGAATGTATTTTTCCATCCTCTCTTTTCCAGCCACTTGATTAGCTCACCAACAGAGTCAAAGTCGTTGATATTCTTAACGTTCTTGGGAGTAAATTCTGCAGTCTTAACTAACTTGTCATAAGAAGCTAAGATTTTATCGAAGTCCGCGCCTTCGCGAATACGGCAGTCAATCTCATAAGACATCTTACAAATCTTCAAAGCTTGGTCGACCTACAGGGCGCCATTGACATTCTAAGTAGTCATCAAGCCATTGTAAAGATTTTCCAAATAGCGAAGAGCTTCATCGTCATAATTGGCGCCCCAGCGTTCTTGGAGTCTACGACGCTTTTGGTCTGCAATACCAGGTAGTTCATCGTCCAGCTCGCCTGAAGCTTTTAATTTCTAAAAAGCCTCAAAGTAATCATGCCATCCTAAATCCTCATATTCGGATTGAGCGAAAACTTCGGCGTATTTGGGAAATGCTTTGTCGCCATTCATTTCGCGCATTCTTTCCCATTCTTTAGGAACGAAAGGAATGTCAGCATATTGACACAATTTGTTCACTTCGCGCCAATCAAAATCAACATCAATCAAATATAGCTCAACACAATCATTACACATAGGAAGAGAGCCATCTGGGTAAAAAATTGATTTAGTCATCGCAAAATTAGAAGGCGCGAAAGAATTGCCGCAACGGTTACATTGCTTTATTGCAAAACTACGACGTCGCGCAATGTTCGGTTGTAGTCCCATTAGCTCACCTTCTTAGATCTTTTGATTTCTTTCAAAATTCCATTGATTTCTTTTCTACGTTTCTTGTTCAAGGTCAAATATTTGTCCATCATAGCTTCTAGGATTTCATCAGCAGGAACTAAAGTTTCCTCGATATTAATATCTACGTCTTCGCCATTTTTAGCTCGTTCCAAAGTTTCCTTATCTAACTCCAAAATTTTGCTTTCGCGCACAGTAGGAACACACAACACCTTTGCCAATCCCAAAAATTCCACTGGCTCCAGCGCGGGCAAGCTTCTTACAAAAAACTCGAAATCAGATTCGATTCTCTTTTCAAAAATTTTCATTTATTTCACCTTCTTCTTCTAGCGGTCATTTCTATCACAAATTTTACAACGAGTTGAGAAGCCATCTTTTGAACGGGATTTTCTTACGAACTTGTCCGGGTCAATTAACAAGACTTTTCCGCATCCTGTGCATTTTTTGAAATTCTCTGGAAAACTCAGATTCTCTATAATTTTCGCATGGAACTCAGCTGTTTCGTTGATGCGCGGAATTATCTTTTGACGGAAAATAGTACTGATATAGTTGGCCGTGTAGGACTTGTCATATTTTTTGTTTACAATGTCCGCTATGTCTTGATTTTTTGTTTTGTTGATTTTCAAGTCGAGGATTTCACGCTAGGCTTCAGTTAAGTCGGTCATCTCAATATAATATTTCAACGTATCCAAAAGTTTGCTTAGGTTTGAGTTGACGGGCAGGGCGCCGATTGATTCTTCGAGTTCGTTAAGTTGACCAAATAATTCGTATATGTGCTCAAGATTTCCAAAGTCGAAAAAAATTGCAGGGCGCGATTCGGACTTTTTGGACCAATAGAACTACAAAACTTTTTGTAAGTCTGAGTCATTGTAGGTGGAGGGATTTAAATCTCGTTCTGCTTTGAACAACAGGGCGCCAATTGGGCCAGTTTTAAGCCCTAATGGAAATACTGGAATTTCAACGTCGAAGTCAGGATCCACGGGGTCAATTTCTGGTTCGATAGGAGTATGGCGCATATGTTTTTCTATGTAGGTGTCGCGCAATGTGAATTGCTCTCGGCGCAGCTCAACAATAAGGTGTCTTTGTTTGAGATATTTGAACTGATTCCATTTGGAAGCGGTTGTCTCAGCATTGGTGAGCTCCTCTTGTGTAAAGCGTTTTAAGAGTGCAGCACGAGGTGGCTCTTTACGGCGGCCGTGTGAAAATTCGTAGTAATTCAAACATAATTCAATATAATCGATTCGTTTGAAAAGGTCTTCAAAAACAGGAATTAGATATACGGGGCATTCGTTTAAGGTACGTTTACGGTCGAAGACTTCACGAGCAACACGTGTGCGCGCTTCGGTAGGTCGGCGCAAACTAGCTTCGCTAAATGTGGGAGATTCCATTAAGGCGTCAAGGGATTCGGTGTCATCTCGTTGCCATGTTTTGTTGCGGGTTTCGATTTGGATCTCGCCTCTCTGGGTTACATTTAGGCCATCTGAGTCTTTGCCCCATAGAATGTAATTAGCGATGGTTTCGAGTTCGTCGGATGTAAGAGGAACACGCTAAAACTAAGGTTGGGTTACATATTCGTTTACAAAATCACGGCGCTCATTAGTGGTTTGGATTGAGAAATCCAGCTTTAAGCGGTTAGCGGGCATTTAGTAGTTCTCCTTTATAATAAATTTACATGGCGCCCTACCCTCGGGTAGTCGCCCTCCCTATGTATATATTGTACCACAAAATGGGGACTTTGTCAAATTTAGAAATCCTAAAAAGGTACCCGGGGTAGGGTTGAAAATTTCATTTCTGAGAGAGTTGTTTCCAGGGACGGGCGTGTCACTTTTAGGCAAATTGCACAATTCCCAGAACCCACCCGGGGTATTTTTTGTGCAATATTCCATATTGATATTTAGACTATATTGTGATATCTTATAGACACAGAGGAACACAAGACACAAACGCAAGTTCCCCTCGGTCGATAGCAAAACTGAATAAACCGCCGGGTCAAGTCGGCATGGATTCGCACTCCATTAGGATATAGGGCTAACTCGGATTGAAAAGGACTGAATCTTTCCCAGTATGGAAAGAGCTTTACGGCTAAAGCAAAGGAAAAAGCCATGTACGAACATAAACAACTTATTTATTTTTGAAAGGAAGTATTACTATGAAAGACAATAACAAACTGTTAACCGCTAAAGTCGAAAAGCTCGAAAGAGCAAGAGCAACCACCATTTGCAATCTGCTTGCAAATACCGCCGATGATGGACGGTTCGGACGTGCTTTTGAAGTTTCCTGCGCTCGTCCGCTCAGCCACAAAACGGAAGTTTCCGCCCAGAATCGGGCTGATGTTTCCATTAAGATGTTGGTGAATGGCAAAATTCAGTATGTCCATGCTGAGTGCAAAACCAACGGCGGACGGGTCAATGACTTGCTTGATGGCTCTAACAAGTCCAGATTCGTCATTTATCGACTGGACACCGTCCAGAAGCACAAAGCCACTAAGAAATCCCCTGAATGGATTGAAACCCGGACGGTCAAGCCCGTGGTCATTCCCACTGATCTGTTCCTGCAAATGCTGAAAGAGTGTAACGCACTCAAGACCATTGCTCACGGCGGTGTGGTCGATGGCATTGGTATTCAAGTCAGCTCCAAAAAGATGTATGAACGGCTGACCGCCTACGTTAACAATTACGGCAAAGCGGTTATCTTTGACCGGGAACACGTTTATGAGGACTGGGACTTCGATGGTCTGGAACTGTAAGCCACAACACAAGGGGCTGAGAAATCAGCCCCACCATCTAAGGGAGAATAAGCCATGAATTACTACTTAGAGTATTTAACCAAAAGTGGCAAGGAAAAGCACAAGTTTTTCCCCACTGAAAGCAAGATGTCCGCATTCATCTGTAAATCCGGCTGTACCGTCCTTATGTGGCGGGAGCTGTAAATGAAAGGGGTATAAAGCTATGAAGTACACCATTTACAAATTCGCCGATGGCCATACCGCCGTTGTCACTGGCAAGTGGCCGGCATGGCAGGTCAAGAATGAAGAAGCTATCCATGGCAAGTGTCTGAGCAAGACTGAACACAAACTGTAACCGGGAGGGCGTAAGCCCTCCTTCATTTAAAAGGAGGATATAACAATGGCAAACGAAAATAAGTATTCCCTGCGCTGGGAACAAGACGGCATGAGCCTGCTGGGCTTTACCGATGGGGCAGTGTTCTGTCATGTGTTCTATACCTTCGGCAATGGCTGGGGCGTCCAGAATCACTTTGCAGTCGATGAAAGCAAAGAGTTCGATGATGGCTTTGCCACCGCTGAGCTGGCTAAGGACTTCGGCGAAAAGCTCTATCAGGAGTGGCTGGAAGAAGTCGAAGCCTATGTCGATGACCTGAAGCTGGATCTGACCGATGAATTTTTACTGAGCCTGCTGGGAGATGAAGATTTCGAGCCGGATGGGCTGTTCGAGCAAGTGTTCGGCAGTCTGGAAGATGATGAATAAGCCGGAGGGGAGAAATCCCCTCCACAATTTGAAGGGAGATTTTTATGGAAAAATATGAACGACTTAAATACACCGTCCTGCTGGACACCGAAGAAATCATAGAATGCAACAACCTGAAAGTCCTGTATGATGCAGTCCGGCGCCGGATGCGGATGGGCGAAACAATCGTGGCAAAATTCTACAAAAACCTGTCCGACTTTTCCTTCGAAGGCGTCACGCCTTTCTTTCAGATGGCAAATTAAAATTGAGGGCGGAGAAATCCGTCCTCTTTTTTTGTGTTGAAATTGGAAACGTTTCCATTTTAGGCAAAATTATTCAGACGTATGACGTCTAAATAAAATGAAATTGTCTATTGACTTTTTCATATTGATATGTTAATATATAGATACAAACCAAACAACAAAGGAGATAAAATTATGAAGTATCTGCACATTAACCCCGCAACCGGCAAGGCTCGCCGCATCAACGTTCGTACCATTCGTAACATCAAAGACGATGAGGGCTTGACCCTTCGCAACGGTAAGATCGTCGAGTACAAGACTGGCTGGCAGGTTGGTATTTCCGGCATCACCTGCAAGACCCCTGAGGAAGTCAGCGCCCTGCTGCATCATGGTCTGGGTCGCAAGGGCAACATTGGCATCTGGTACTCCGGCGGCATCTACTACATTGTTGTCAGCAAGCGAATCACCACCGAGAGAGATGCACTTACAGTCGGCAAGGTCATGAACCAGCAGAGCATTTACGGCTGGAAACCCCGCAAGGCCGGCCAGCTCGTATGGCTGTAATAGGAATGGCGCCCAGCGGCGCCACCTAAGTATTTAGACGTCTTACGTCTAAACCCTTTAAAAAATAAACTTGATTTTTCAGAAAAATATGGTATAATATAATTACAAATAAAAGTGGAGGCGATTAAAATGACAATCATTTACAGGGCAGATGACGGGACTGAGTTCTACACAGCAAGAGAGTGCCAGGAGTATGAACATAGCAAAACTACTGGCGGCTTTTGGCTTTTTGCCTGTGCTGTCATTGCGGTTATCATTTTCATCGTATAAAACATGGCGAAGACGGATTTCAGAATCCGTCTTCTACTTAGACGTATAACGTCTAAATTTTTATGAAATTTTTATTGACTTTTAAATAATTTATGATATAATTTAATTGTAAAGAGGTGAAAAAAATGAATGAATTTGAAGTTATTAAAAATGCTTTAGAAAGAGTCGGTGCAAATTTCACTATCTTCGACATGTGCAAGATGCTTGATGACCTGTTCGAAAACGCTCCTGAGCTGGCGATGCAGACTTGTTTTAATATGCTGGCAAACTGGTTCGACTAACCACGCGCCCTTCGGGGCGCAACCCTTATTTAGACGTAAGACGTCTAAATCTTCTTAAAAAACTTGTTGACTTTTTTCGTATATATGTTATAATGAATACAACGAAAGGGGGAGAACAAAACAATGTACAGAATTTACCGAAAAATCATGCGACGTTTCGCCCGGTTTGTTTTTGGGTTTGAACGTTGTCCTATCGATTGCAAAAGAGATTTCCGAGCCGATTTCCAGAAGTCGCTTCAGTCTTTTGCTTTTGGTATCTGCGCAATAGCTTCCCTTTTGAGTATGCTTGTGCTTTTAAGCTAAGAAAGGAATGATGCCTATGATTGTCTAGTAGTTTGCTTGGTTTGATATTGGTAGTTGCCCGAATGAGGTTGGCTCTCACAAACATGGATCAACTAGGAGATTTTCTTATGACATGGATTTAGGGGGTGGCGCCCGAAACAGCCAAATAAAATTGAGTTCACCTGGCGCCCTGAGCTTCGGCTGTGAAAGGGCGCCAGGTTTTTTCAGAAATAATTTAGACGTATGACGTCTAAGTTTTCTGAAAAATTTTATTGACATTCAATACATCTTATGATATACTATCATTGTCAAGAGGGAAGGACAGCAACCGTCCTAGCAGATGGCGTGATGCCTAGCCATGAAAATGCAAGCTCCTGTGCCGGCATAAATCTGGGGATAATAAAACAGATAAACAGGAACCTCCCAAAATTTCCTCTTGACAAACTTCTCAATCTGTGATATAATACAGATACAAACAAGGGAGAGTACAGAGAATCGGCAAACTCGGCGGTCTGTAAAACCGCTCCTTTCGAGGGTAGTGGGGTCGGCACCCACCTCTCCCACCAATTCAATTTTTCAAGAAAGAAGCTGATGCCTAATGGTCTAGTTTGGGGTGCGGCGACCCGATCCAAGACGCCTATATCGCTTAAGCAAGTCTAATACTGGTTAGATACTACTTGAGGGTGAATTGTAAAACCTATATTGAAGTCGACCCGGTGGGCAGTCCCACCGGGCGCATTTTTATAGTTTTATTTAGACGTAATACGTCTAAATTTATGAAAAATAGTTCTTGACTTTTCTGAAATATTTGATACAATATAATTACAAATAAAAGAAAGGAAGATTCAAATGGCAAAAACTTCAAAAACTCAAAAAACAAAATTCACTCGGCACGCCTTAGAAGACCGGGAGGATAGAATCGTCTGGATTGCTACTAAAGTAGGATTCGGTCAAGTAATCGACACCATTCAAATTTATGATGTAGAAAGAGGCTACCGAAAAGTCGAGTTATATGAAACCGGAGTAGCTGTGATACGAGTAAATGAGACAAATGCCATAATTACTATGTTTTTACCTACACCAACTCAGCTTGAAAACTGGTATGGCAAAAAAGGCTCTGTTCCAATTCGTTTGGCCACCATGGCTAAACTTAATAAGAAAAGGGGTTGGACTGATAAGTAATTACACAAGGGAGAGAGAACGCCCCGGCATAGGGGCGACTCTTACAAAAGAGGGAACCGGGCGTCCGGCTGGTTGGAAGCGTGGGTTCAATTCCCACCTCTCTCCTACGTATTTAGACGTATAACGTCTAATTTTTTCTGTAAAATATATTGACTTTATGATAAACGTATGTTATACTATTATTACAAAAACAGAAAGGAATGATTTGAATGAACAAAGTCGTTTATATCAACTTTGACATGGACGGAACCATTGCAGATTTCTACAACGTTCCACACTGGCTCGACCTGATTCGTGCCTTTGATACCACCCCTTATGAGGTGGCACAACCCATGTTCAATAAAAAGTGGATGACTATTCACCTGAATCAGCTTCAGGTTCAAGGATTTAGGCTTCGTATTATCAGCTGGTCTTCCAAAGAGTCTACACCGGATTTCGACAAGGCGGTTGAGCAGGCAAAGAGACAGTGGCTTGCAGACCACCTGCCCGGCGTTCACTGGGATGAAATTCATGTTGTTCCCTATGGTACTCCCAAGCATGAAGTCGGTGCTATCCCTGGCGGAATCCTGTTTGATGATAGTGCCGTAGTTCGTAGAGACTGGGGCGAAGGTGCTTACACCGAAGACGATATCTTCCGCATTCTTAAAGAGCTTTCCAGAAAAATCTAACCCAATGCCAAGTGGCGGGCCGGGAATACTCGGCCCAAGGTCAAAGCCCCACTTGGGTATTTAGACGTATGACGTCTAAATATTTTTGAAAAAGTTATTGACTTTTTAGTATCTCAATGATATAATGTTGGTACAACAAAACGAAAGGAAATGAAAACTATGTCTAATAATTATAATAATCGTCCCCATGCCGTTGCTTATGGCACTGATGTATCCAATCTGTCTGACCGTGAACTGGACAGACTGATGGAAGGTTGTCGGACAGAAATCGCCCGGCGAGCAAGTGAAAAGAAGTCTAAGCGTGAAGAGTGGGTTAAAAAGATGCTGTGGCTCGCCTGCTCTCATCCTACCTGCACCTGGATCGTTAGAGGTGAGCTGACTATTCTTTCTATTTATCGTCGAAATATGGGCGTTAATATCGCCACCTCTCTGCCTGTCCATGGTGACAAATACGAGGAAGAGGTAGGTATCGCCGTAGCTTTTGCCAAGGCTACGGGCGAAGAAATCCCCGACTTCATCTAAGACATTATGGGCGCTTCGGCGCCCACTTAAAGTATATTTAGACGTTTTACGTCTAAATTTTCTGGAAATTCTTATTGACTTTTCTCAAGTATATGATATAATTAAATTACAAAAAGGGAACACAAGAGTCCCGAAAAAGAAAGGAAATAAAAATATGTTACTGCCTACTTATCTGGAAGCCGTTGATGGTCTGACCGCAAAGTTCGCCGCCACCAATCCCAATTTCTACGTCCGCATGGTCATCGAAGATGACGGTATCGCAATCACCTGTCTACTCAAGAGCGAAGCTCGTGACCGCTGGGTGTCCAATATGCTGAATGATCTGGACTGCGATTGTAATTATGAGATCGTTCTGTGCGACCCTGAGCGTAAGGTCATGGTTGTCAACTTCTTTGACAAGTATGATGATACCCTGTCGGCGACTGGCGTTGCCAAGTGTTCTCCCACCGACCAGTTCGATAAGAACGTTGGTCTGGCAGTTGCCTTTGCACATGCTTTCAACGATGATATCCCCGAATACGTATGATTCCTGCAAGTGGGGTGCAAATGCACCCCACACCATTCTTGATATTTAGACGTATAACGTCTAAATTTGTGGAAAATTCTTGTTGACTTTTTCTGAACATATGATATAATTAAATTACAAAAAGGGAAAGCAACCCGAACAAAGAAAGGAAACGAAAAATGAAAATTACGGTTTATGCAAGTGAAGATTATGATGATGTTGTGACCAAAGCGACCTTCCAGGAAGTAGTCCATGAGCGGACTATCGATCAGATGTATGACTACGATGATGTCAGCACCATGATTCGCAGTCTTGTCCGCGACAACACGGACTTCAACTTTTTTGACCTGTTAACTGCCCAGGGCGAGGAACTGGAAAGAGTTCGCCAGATGGTCAACGAGGGATTCGAAAAGCAGACTAGGGATTCCCTTCTGAGCGACGATTGGAAGGAATTTGAGCTGGAACTTTCCGAAGAAGATGTGGTAAGCGCCCTGCGCACCATGTCTAAGGAAGAAATCATCAGACTGTATCTGTCCGCAATCGAAGGTAAGTAACTTAAGGGGCAAGTCGAAAGACTTGTCCTCTAGGCATTTAGACGTATTACGTCTAAATCATCCAAAAGTTTTTGTTGACTTCTAGTGTAAGGTGTGATAGAATATCATTGTCAAGAGGGGAACAGAGTTCTTCGGTAACGTCGCAAGAGTTGACACGCAAGTTGATTTGCTTTCCGGACGGCAGTCAAGCCAAGAAAAAATTCTTAAAATTTTTCTCAAAAACCTCTTGACAAACAATTAAATATGTGCTATAATCTTAAATGTAAAGAGGACAGGAACCTCTTACAAATAAAAATGGGTGGCGAACCTACCGCCGTATGAAAGGAGTCAATTATGACTAACACTAATATTAAGAATGAAAATGAGAAGAAGCCCATGGCCAAGCGCACCGCTCTGGAAGCTATCGCATCTGGCAACATCACCGTTGAGGTTATGACCTGGGTTCGCAATGAACTGGACAAGATGGACGAAGCCAATGCCAAGCGCAAGGACAAGCCCTCTAAGACTGCTCTGGCTAACCAGCCCATCAAGGAAGCCATCTTCTCTCTGCTGACCGTCAAGGGTCAGATGGTCGCTTCCGATATCGCCACGGCTCTGACCGCTGAGGGCATCACCTTCAATGACGAGGGTATCTCCACTTCCAAGGCTTCTGCTCTGTGTCGTCAGATGGTCGAGGAAGGTCGCCTGACCGTTGCTGAGGTCAAGATTCCCAAGAAGGGCAAGCTGAAGGCATATACCGCCATTCTCGTTGAGAATGAGGACGAGGATGCCCCTGTTCAGGCTACTGATGGCGAACTGAACTCTATGTTCTAAAAGAAAGGGCGAGAGAAATCTCGCCTTTTCCTTTCGGCTTATTTAGACGTATAACGTCTAAACAAAAGAAAATTAAAACTTGAATTTTTTAAAAATTTGTGATATAATTTAATTACAAAAAGGAAGGGAAAATAAATTAAATTATGAAAAGTTATAAGAAATATTGGGAATATAAAATCACTTTAGCTTCTGCGAGTGATGATGAATTTACCAGAGAATTATTTGACCCTCGCATAAATCCCATCTGTATTTGTAAAGACCATTATGTTGCCAATATGAGATTTAGAAAAATTTTAATAGGTCCAATAGAGTACGAAATGTAAAATATACTTTAGAATGTTGGAATCGTCATTTACAGAAAAAGGAAAGGAAGAAAAACAAATGAAAGAAATTTCTTTTGGCGCTTTACGCAAGGCGATGCTGTTCCACAGAATCGTAGAATGGAATGGCAACTATATCCGACTGGATAACGGCATGGAAATCCGAATCGAGGAAACCGAGCAGGATTGCTGTGCTTGTGCAAGCGGTCGATTCGAGGATGTGGTACTGGATGCCGCTATCACCCATGTGGGTGACATTCAATATGATAAGTGGGACGATGGTGACACCTACGGATGTTCCGCTGTTGTAACCATCATGCACAACCGTAACATTATCTGCAAAGCCATCGGCAATGCAGACGCCGGTAATGGCGGTTATTACTACTCTATCGCTTCTTTCGTTGTTAAAACGCCGATAGGAAAAGAAAAAGAAAAGGTTTGCTACTTTGTCGGCTCTGACGATGAGTGAATAAAAGACCACTTAGAAATAAGTGGTCAATAGTTAGACGTTTTACGTCTAAATTTTTCTGAAAATTCTCTTGACATTTTCAAGAGTCTATGATAATATATAGTTGTTCCAAGGGAACAGAAAGGAAGTATGCAAAATGGCAACTACTCAGAAAGTGCGAGATGAAAAACTGAAACAGAAATATCTGGCGTTGGTTCAGGAATTTCTGGAAGGGCAGGACGAGGAAGTTCTGCAAGTCAAGTCCAATGAAATTGCTATCCCTGTCGTGGACGATGAAGGCAACGAACGTTTTATCGTTATGACCATCAAAGTTCCCACTGGTGAGCGCAAGACCGGGGAAGCCTATGACGGCTACTCTATGGCTGAGGACTACCAGATGAAGCAGACAGAAAAGAAAGTCAAGGCGGAAGCCAAAGCTGAAAAAGCCGCCAAGGACAAGGCAAAGCGTGAAAAGGCAAAGGCTGAGGCTGAGGCCGAAGCCAAGTAAAAGGGGCGGTGGAGAAATCCACCGCTTTTATTGCATTTAGACGTATAACGTCTAAATTCTTTTCAAAAAACTATTGACTTTCTTTTCGAGATATGATAATATATCAGTGTCAGGTGAGGGAAACGAAGGTAAGCCCCACGAAGGTGACAGAAAGGAAAAATAAAAAAAATGAAGAAGTCTATTAGAGAAGTAAAGTCCGTTCCTGTGCACGCCCTGTTCGGTGCTGAAAAGTACGACAGACGCCGAAAGTATTATATGGTGCTGGACTGTGAAACGGCTACTCTGCCGTATGTCCACAACCTGCCCGAAGCGGTTCGCAAGGATATTGCGATTGCCAAGCCCTTGATTTATGACCTGGGCTGGACTATCATTGACAAGAAGGGCAATGTATATGCCCGCAAGAATTTTCTGATTACCGAAATTTTCTCCGTTCCGGAAATTTTCGATACCGCATATTACGCCTGCAAGCGTCCTCTGTATCTGGATAAGCTGAGCCGGGGCGAAATCATTCTGACCGACTGGCGCACCGCCGTTGCCGAAATGGTCGAAGATATGCAGTGGGTTGAGGCAGTCGGCGCATATAATGCAATGTTCGACTTCAAAAAGGCTATTCCCTTTACTGAGTTGTATATCAGTCAGCTCTATTCCCCCAATTTTCACAAGTGGCTGGATTTCCAGAGCCAATGTTGTGACCGCATTGTGAATAAGGCAGTTATCGGCAAGAGCAAAGAATTTGAACCCGATGTTTTCCGCTTCCGTGGTCAGGCTTATCCCATGTTTGATATCTGGGGTCTGTCCTGTAACTATCTGCTGAATACTGATGATTACAAGAAAACCTGTCTGGTAAATGGTTGGCAGACCGAAAGCGGAAAGTATTTCAAGACCTCTGCCGAAACTACCTTCCGTTTTGTCACTGGTCAGACGGACTTCATTGAAGCCCATACCGCTATTGATGACGCAGATATCGAAAGCGAAATTTTCGCCCTCGTTGTCAAAAAGGCAAAAAACAAGGTGGAAATGGGAATTGAATATTTCCCCTTCCGGGTGCTGGGCACTGTTGAAAGATTTCTCAGCGACCACCCCGAATATCAGAATTTCTAAGAGAAGTGTCCGCCACTGGCGGACATTTTTCATGGAGGGGATTTAGACGTATAACGTCTAAATGAGAGGTTGACTTTTCTAAAATATTTGATATAATATCAATGTGAGGTGAAGGGAAATGAAAATGAAACAGATTGTATTTATTAGCGAAGAGTGCCACGGCACTATCGGCGCCGCATCCGACTTTTACAAGGCAAAGCAGTTTCTGCTTGAGAGCGGATGGGTAGATGAACTTTGGGGCTACTATCCTCCCGGCGAAGATGAAGGTGTCCCCATCAAGGAATACTTTGGTGAGAACTGGCAGGAAAAATTTCTGGAATTATCTGAGAATGATTTGGACGGTAGTTTCTATTTTTCTGAAAAAGATTTTCTGGAATGAGGTGAGTCCAAATGTTTGTTCATGAATATAGTAACAAGCAATTCAAAACTTATGAAGAATGTGCTGATGAACTTCTGCCCGAAATCGATGAAGAAGACATCGCAGATGAAATGGGTTTAGGAGTTTCAGAAATTATTGCACGTTTTCTCCACCCGGCGCAATATGGCCAGCCCTTTGACGAATGGTTCCAGGAACAGATTGATAGTGCAATCACTTGCGTGATTGATGGATTGATTACTGAATATGAAGATGAAGAAGAGGAAGTCGATTGACTTCCTTCTTTTTGATTTAGACGTATGACGTCTAAATTTCACTTTTTACAAATTTTCATTTTATTTTTGTGCAAATTGCACAAAGGTTTACATAACAAGTTTACAGTTGATGTCAAATTTTATGCGGTGTCAATTTTTATATGTTGTCAAATTTTATGGCGCGACCGCCGATTGTCAAGTTTCAACCCATGTCAAATTTTGAAAGCAGCTACAAACCAGCTACATCAGCTGCATTCAGCTGCGTTTGTCAAATTTTCATAGCAGCTACAAAAATTTGAAAAAATTTGAAATTCAATGTATAATATAAATGTAAAGAATGAGGGAAGTAAATAAGAAAAACTTCCGGAAATTCTAACAGCTGGAAATTTGAAAAAACTTCAAACTTCTGGTATAATATATTCAGAAAGTAAGAGAGATGTAACTCTTAACTTATAAACATTTTATGGGTCGCGACCGACGCGAGAGGGAGAAACGCAAATGACTAAGCGTGAATTTTTTGTTAAGGTATCCGCAGGCGAAATGACTGAGGAGATGCAGGCTTTTGCCGCAGAACAGCTGACTAAGATGGACGCCCAGCTGGAAGCTCGTAAGGGCAAGGTGTCCGAAAAGGAACAGGCCAAGCGTGATGCAAATGTTGCTCTGGCAACTCGTGTTGCTACTGAAGTTCTGGGCGCTGAAGCTAAGACCGCAACTGATGTTGCCGCTGAGCTGACTGAAATGCTGGGCGAGGAAATCAAGGTGCAGAAGGCATCTTCTCTGTGCCGTAAGGCTGTTGAGCTGGGCCTGGCTGTCTCTACTGAGGTGAAGATCCCCAAGAAGGGCACTCAGAAGGCTTACACCGCTGTCGTGGCTGAGTAAGTTGCAATCAAACGAATTGTCCCCTAGACCTACGGGTCTAGGGGATTTTTCTTTGTGCTGCGCGGACTGGTCAAATTTTATGGTTTGTCAAGTTTTCATCGATGTCAAATTTGTGCGCGAATTTCTGCAAAAAAGACCGCCACTCGTTCGGCCTTGAGTGACGGTCATGGTAAGTAAAGGAATCACCGATGGGTAAGGGAGGCGGCAATTCCAATACGTATAAGTATATTTGTAAGGGGAACTGTAAATGAAGAGTACGGTTCCCCTCTAATTATAAGTATAATTATAATTTGAAGTATATGAAAATTTGCGCCAGGCACAAATTAAAACAAATCCAAGGTCTGTACTAGATTCCATGCTAGCCCATGTGTTCGATGAAGGCTTCTTTGACTTCCACGGGGCCACATTACAAGTCGGACTTACGGGCCTGTGCCCAATAAATATACGTATACTTATAAGTGGAGTGTCCCCTGCTGTGCCAACTGCGGTACGGATAGGCCATGTCAGTAGGACGGGCCGGGTAAACTCCTTTAAATGTACGTATATATGTACATTTATATGTACAGGAAGATGTACGTACGGGCCGGGTACGTGGCTACGCCAACCGCAACCAGCCCTTTAAATGTAATATAAATTATACATATACTTATAAGTAGAAGTATAAGTTGCGGAATACTTTGCGGTACCCTTTTAATTATAAGTATATTTATAAGTTTACTTACATTTTAAATGTAGAAATCCGTGCCAAAACTAGATTATTTTGAGACAAAAAATTTTAACATCAAAATTTTTTGGAAAATATTGAATCATTTTGAATCAAAACCACTTATTTTTAGAAAATATTTCGGAGGTTTTACAATGACCAATAAAAAATATAAACTACAAACTCATGTGGACGAAGAAACCAAGCAAAAACTAGACAATTTTTGTGCAAAAACTGGTGAAAGTTTAAGTTCTATTCTACGGCGCGCACTGCTAAAAATATTGGAGGAAGAATACAAATGATTGCTTTGTCACCTCATAGTACAGACGTAGCCATTTATGCTATATGTATAGATAACAAAATAGCTTATATTGGCAAAAGTAAAAATTTATGGAATAGAGTTTCCGCTCATAAAACCGGTATTGCCCATAGCAACAAAGTTTGGTATCCTTTGGCACGAGAATGCCATAAAAGAGGACATTGGATTACGTTAAAAATTCTTGATAAGCCATAGGTCAAAGAACTATCAAAGAAAGAACAACAATACATAGCCCAATTTAATCCTTACTTTAATATTCAATTAAGCAAAAATCATTACCTTAGTTCTTCAAACTATGATTCCACAGTAAAAGCTCTTGGAATAAAATGGTTGCCGCCTACCATTGAACAAGAATTACCAAAACGTTTTAATTGGTTTGGTGAATAATTCGGCGCGAACAGCATTGACTGATAGAATTTTACCAAAATTTTTTATCTTCGCGCCAGTTGATACAAAACTCAACGCTCTTCATTCCATTGGTCAAAATTACTTCATAACCTTCTTCTTTTTCCAGAAAATCTTTTACCTTAAAGGGCAAACCATCAACATTAAAAGCACTAGAAAAAGTTACAGTAACTACACTTCCACCATCTACAGCCATATTACGAATATGATTATGAATTACTTCAATCATTTCATTAAATCTACTTGGCATCAATTCTCTAGCCTGCGCCGCAGTAAATTTTTCAATCATTTTATCACCACCTAATAAGTAACTTGTTCAGATTATTAAACCATGTCACCGAAAATCCTGAATCATGTAAAGGTTCTGCCAACTGTAAAAACAAAGCCTTGCTTAACTGGACGCTTGGTTCGTAAACCACTTTTATGTTTCCATACATGGCGGCCTTACGAATTTCAGAGTCAATTTTCTTTAGCTCTTCTCTAATTCCAGAATTTTTTTCAGACAATTCACGAGCCTCTTCAACACTAATCATTTCAGTTCTCCCTTTAAAACCTTTTCTAATTCAACTTCGTCTTTTATGACTTCTCTACCAACAAGATTACAATTATAATATTTTTTACAAGCCGCAACTACATCTTCTAATGTATCTAAGCCAGTATCCGGCTCAAATGCGGCAAGCCATACGGAGCAACATCCGCAATAATTACAAGGATATTTCATAATATCACCACTTCACAGTCACAATACCACTCATATAATCAAGCTCTACCTTATAACCATCATCCTGCAAAGTCTTAATAACTTTTTCTATGAGAGAGCTATTACACTGACTCAAATTAATAGAATGAGAATTATGATTTCTACAAATCTGCTTGATAATAGTGTAAATGTTGTTCATCACACGCTCATAAATAGAATTCTCAATAGAAGAACGCTTAAGTTCTCGTGCCTGTTCAGCAGTAAAACGTTTTAGTTCGCTCATCTAACCATCTCCCATTCTCAACCTTTTCAGGCCAATCTAACCCTTTCATCTCTTTTACAAAATCATACAGCGCGCCAGCATCATTTAAATAAATCCACTGACCTTTTCTTGCAAAACCAACATCAACAGGAGGAGCCGAGCACCAAGTAGTAACCCAGTTAAAACCCACAACTGGGTCATAACTCCAATCACCCGTAGAGTCGCCCTGATATTCAATCAAATCTACCAAAAAATCAGCCATCTTTCCGGCGGGAGTGCCACTAATATCAATTTGGTGCGAATACAGCTCATTCTCCCAATTCCAATAAGACTTTAATGCCTTAGCACACTCGATAAATTCACATCTTAGCATTAAAACTCCACCTTTCTAACTAATTCAAACTGGTCACAACTTTCTGCCCAGATGGGATCGCCTTCGTCACAATGGATAGGCACAAACTGGATGCGACCATCCTTCCAAACATAGTAAATTTTAACAACGATGGATCGTTCTTTATCTCCGGGCCAATACTTGACTCGCGCGATCCACAACTCATTCATCTTCGGCTTTTGCATTGCGTAGAACCTCTTCTGAAACTTCATAAACAGTTAGCTTGGTATATGCAGGTCGATATCCTTCTCCAGCATCACAATAAGTGGTACAGCCACGTGGACCATTGTAAAAACAGGTTTTACAATTCCATAGCTCTTCAACAGGAACTAACTTTATTTTATTTTCTTCCCTCTTCATGCACCCTCATTTACATACTGGATTGCTACCCATTCTATTCTTATCTTCTTCTCTTACAAAGAGCGGAACGCCACACCAAGGACAGTGTCGATAACACTTTAGTTCGTAGTCGCAATTCGGAAGCTCGTACCACTCAGAACAATCCGGACATACAATCAACATCCTCGTATTCTTACGATGCACAGTCCAAAACTTTTTCTCATTCATAATCCTTTGCGCGCTCCCTGCCATACTCAGTAATCCAATAAACTTTCTGTCCGCGTTCATTCTCAGATGAGGCGGCTACACCTTTCTGCGCCATCTTGCGCAGACTGGCCCCGATAGAGCTAGCGGAATAAGAATCATCATAAAGACGATTCATACAAGTGCGAATCTGCTGAGAGGACTGACAACCATACTGTGCAAGCACCTTGTAGGTGAGCTTATCACAAGGGGGAAACTGAATCTTTGCCATTGTATCGTTCTCCTTTCTTAACAACCGATCCAGGGATGCATTTCAACATAAATAGGAATAAAATCAAAAAGGAAATAGCCCATACGGTCACTATGTTTACCTCTTCTATTATACTTGCGCCAATATCTTTTAACAATCATTAAGTTACCTCCCACTCCACATCGTCGAATTCTTCGCCATCCTGAAAAATTTCATCGGCAGCCAGTTCATCAACCAAAGCGCTGATCTCTTCCTTGGTCATGTCATCTTCTATATCAAGCATGACCAGCTTGGTATAGCAAATTCGAAGCTGTTTCATTTAACTCTCCATAAATTCAAAACCACAAACCGTGTTCTTCCTCCTTCAAGTCAGACAACATAACACCGATAGTGTCAATATGAATAACCAGTTCGGGAATACCATGGTGATTGTCAATATCAACTTTATATCCAGCGCCCAGTCTGTGAAGTACTTCTTCTAGCTGACGCCACATCTTCTCATTCATGTGAGTTTTCATTATTCTTCCTCCAACTCAAAATCAGCTTCTTCATCGCCGATAATCGACTCATTGAAATCAACCCAACTCTTATAAACAACAATGGGTTCCACGCCATTGGGCGCGAAATCATAAATTTCTTTAATTTCCTGTACACCACCACAGCAGGCACAGATAATTTCTTCGCCATAAGCGATGCCCGCATGATATGATTCGCCTTCCCAAAAAGCAACCTGGGTAGGAACATCAAAGAACTCATATGCATCCCAAGTACAAACATTGGAGCTTGCATCTTCTTCGATACCGCGCATAATACCATCACTATACCAATTCATAATTCGCATAGTCAGAAAATAAATATGTTCCTCATACAGCGCCAGAGCCATTTCATTTCTATCAGATTCATTCTGAAAACCAACACGGTCATACATCTCAGACTCAACAAAATAAGTTTTATTCATAGTTATTCTCCTTTACAGCTCTTCCAAAATCTTCAGACGACGATCCAATTCCTTTTTCAGCAAAGGAAACAATTCTTTATGATAGAACTCATCGAAGTTGCCTTCGGTGTTGTTATATACACCATTAATTTCATCCACAAAAAGTTCGAAATCACAAATATCTTCCAAAACAGAAGCAACCTCATGCGCTTTTTCTCTAGTCATAATCTTTATTTCCTTTCCTTATCTTTGTATATATATTATATCATAAAATTTCAAAAAAATCAAATAAAAAATCCCCTATCCTTTTGAGATAGGGGACTTAATCTTAAAGTGTGTCACGCATTTCTGTGAAATACCAAATCAACTCGGCCGCATAAGTATTCATTGCTTCGCGTGCTAATGCTTCTGACTCAAAAATTACATCGCCAAAAGCCATCCAGTTACCAGATACGCCAATTTCCAGACATTTGTCTACGTAATTGTATCCGATAGTATAACCCTCATCATGATCAAGTGGCTTGGTTCTATGTTCAATAGCAAAACGTCTAAGCTCTCGAATCAACTGATCACCACGAGCCATATTCATGGCAAGAGTTTCACTTGAGAAACAATTAGCTTTAGCATAGAGCAATTCAAGCTGCGCTTCGCTAGGCTCATCAACTGTAAATTTCTGAACTCTGCCCAAAGCATCTTCGTAATAACAAGGGGAACCATGCTCTGGCTTCTCCCAACCAGTTAGACGTTCATCAGACTGCATAGCCAAAGCAATTTCATTTAACTGGTCCGCAGTTAACTGAATAGGAATAGAAATTTCTTTTCCTTGAATTACAATTTGTAAATTAGATTTCATTGAAAATTCTCCTCTTTGATTTTCTGTATAATTATTATATCACGATTTTTAGGAGTTTTCAAATTTTAAGTTGCTGCTTCTGCTTGAGAAATCATAAACTCAATAATAGGCATTGCGATGTCCATGTCGGCATACTGGGCGCGAAGTGCAGGCATTAGTACCTTCATCATCTTACCCTTGTTCTTGCGGCCAACTTCAACATTGTTAGTATATAGGGTCTTAACAATCAGATTCTCAATCTGAATCTCATCCTCCAAGACTGCGGGACAAAACTCGTCAAGAATCTCCAACTGAGCCTCATACATCACACGTACATTGTGTCCTTCGGGCATCTGCTTGATACCATCCTTCAGCATCTTGCGATACTCAACTAGAGTGTCATTCACAAGCTGTTCAGTCAGCTCAATCTTCTTCTTGCCCGCAGTTTCTTTTGCGCGAGCCTTTGCGATAATATCATTCATCAAAAGCAGACGAGCATTTTGGCCAGTCTTACGAGCCAAATTACGCTCCTGCTCAAGCATTTCAATTGTCATTTTGATTCTCCTTCATTCCTTGATTTCAATGTGCTCGAAAATATCTTCTTTAATAGCCTTCCAATTATAAGGAACCTTGACATAATCATTTTCTGGAGTTTCGTAACCATACTTCTTAACATAGACGGCACTCCAGTCAATATATCTACTTTCTTCATCCTCTTCATCTTCATCTTCTTCCGGATTCCAAGGAGGCATCAGACCCTTTTCCTTGTATTCAAGACGCAACCGCTGTGCATGATCAGAAAGATGTCCCCAGAAAGAATCCATAACATCTCCTTCGGAACCAAATGCGGTCATAGTATCGAGATTAACTAGATTACCACGACGAGGAATGTAAGCCCTAATGTCTTCCCCATCCCAATAAAGAATCATAAAAACAGGCATCTCCCAATCACCACCAGTAATGATACCGCAGAAAGTCAGACCATCAATAGTGTGCAAATCAAGAAGTTCTTTGCCTTCCTCACTCATATAAGAGTAAGGTTCAAAATCATAGTTTTCGTGATTGACTTCAATATCTTTATCTTTTCTAATACGATCACTTCGTTTGATCAGCATAGAAAACGCTTGATAAAAGGGGTCGTAGCCATCTTTGATATCTTTCAGGTATTCTTCATATTCATCCTCATCAAGATGAGTTTTCGTTGCCTCACAAACCCTCTTGATAAAATCCTCTTCAGAAATACGATACGCAATCGCGCCCTTTGTAACCTTTGCGTCATCATTAATATATCTTTCCATTTTAGTTATCCTTCATTCTTAAATCCATTGTCCAAGCATCATCCATCGCTCCAGTCTGTGCGCGAGTGCCACGCCAATTAGCATGAACTTTATTATTCAACTTAGTCCAATTATACCAACCATAAGCGCAGTTAGCAGTCCATGCGATATACATAGCAACCATAGACCAGTTACCAGCAACAAACCACATCTTAATGCACAGAAGGTCAATCAGAATCCACCACAGCCACTGTTCACGGAAACGCTTAACCATCATAAGCTGAGCAAAAAATGCCATAACATTAGTAGCTGCATCGGTGAAGGGCTGTGCCGCGCCCATCCACTTTAAAATATAGCCAAAGATTACAGTTGCTACAATAGTAATAATAATAGAGCTAATCCACTCAGTAGGACCAAACTTACGGGTCTTAACATCCTGGGTACCATCTTCATTAACAGTCATATTCTTGGCCCAAGCATACATACCCCACACCATAGTTACAATGTAAAACATTTGTTCTAATACTTCGCCATAAAACTTATTCTGGAAAGCAAGCACGGTGTAAGTAAAGTTCTGAATAAAACCAATGGGATACATCAGCCAACGGCCCTTAGCAGTTAGAACCACGGAAATACAACCAGCAATACCAGCAACCACGCCATACCAAGAATCAGGCGCGACCACATAAACCAGAATCTGGAGCAAAACCATACCCCACATAAACAGCTTTTCATACAGAGAAAAGCCATCCCACATTTCACGCTTTAAATAATTAAAAGTTTTCATAATTTACTCCTTCTTTATTCAAAAATTTCACTTAAGTAACAAGCAATAAGAATAATAGCCCCAAAAGCACAAATCGCGCAGAATATCACACTGATTTTTTCTATCATCGCGCCATTACCTCTCGCACATACTTAACAATCGTCATAAAATTCTCATAATAATTGCCATTCAGAACAACTACCTTGTCCCAATTGCCAGATTCCTCAAGGTTCTTCACTAGAATCTCATACAGCTCCATGCGCTCCTTCATGCCAGAATGAGCCATGTAACGCTCGTGGTCATCCACAAATACACCATGCGGCGCGATTAGGAAAATCTTATCCCAACGGCACTTTGCGGTAATTGCGTCTGCCATATTAGCAACCTGCTTGAACTCTTCCTCAGTTAATGCACAGGTGGGGTCCTTTGCATAATATTCAGCATACATACGAGTTACCATGGAATCGGAATCCGCAAAGAAGATGCCATGATTACCGGGAGAATTGATAAGCTTTCGATTCAAATTGTACTGACCTTCAAGGAAAGCCATATAATCTGCGCCATCCAGTTCCCAGTCGATAACGCAACTATCCTTCATATATTCACGAGCATACTCGTAGCTATAAGGAGCATTGAAATACTTACCAAGGTCAGTAGTCAGAGTGGACTTACCTTCGGAAGCAGTGCCGCAAATCAGAATGTTATGGCTAAACAGACGACGGAAGGGGAAAGTAATTTTGTCCCAGTGCTTAATGGGATTCTGACGAATCATAGTGGCACAGATGGGGTTGTCAGCAACTCGGTCAAGTAGAGTGGCTTCCTCGCCACGCTCAATAAGGTCGGATACATAGTTGGGATCGCCCGCATACCAGTGACGCTTAGGATTGGGATCTCCAACAGCATCCCAATTCTGCTCAACAGCCTTCCACCAAATTTCCCAAAAAGCATCCAGCCACTGTTCCCAACCATCGGGGTAAGGCGCGGCGCCAATCTCTCCATCATCAATGGCATAAACAGCAACCAGGTCATCATCAGCGAAGAACTCACGCACATAGCGGTATCTGCGCTTCAAAGGCATCATCTCGCCACCTTTGTCGCCATCAAAACCACACACAATAACAATACAACCGCCATCATTTTCTTTCTTGGCGCGCATAATGCAGTCCAGATGACCCTGGTGCAGAGGAGCAAAAGAACCAAATACTACACCAACTTTTTTGCCGCTTAGCGGCTTCTGATAACCGTGTAACATAAATCCTCCTTAGCCATATACGGCTTCATTTCGAGTGTACAGCTTACCATCAAGAACATAAGCAATACAGAGAGCGTAACAAGTTCTAGTGTTGTCCTCATCAACCCAAACGCGCTCAACGCTATTCTGAATACCCAGGCTATCTAGCATAAGACTCATCTCATCTTCGAGATAGTGCTCGATCTCAACGTTTTCCTCTTCAATCTCTTCGACATAAAAATATTCAGTCCGTTCGAGTTCCTCGTTATAAAAACGATCCAGAACGCCTTCAACTGCGCCAGCAACAAAATCAGCAGTAACTTTCATTTCATTTTTTCCTTTCTCAATTAAACTTCTTTGTAAGCTTCAAGATCATTCTGCGCCAGCTCATCAAAATCTTCGACGTCGCAAGCCTCCAGATAATCCATGCGAGAGTAATCATACCACTCCCAGTTGTCTACTCCGCCGTTGCGCAACGCCTGAAGCTCGTGAGAATCGCATAATAAATTAAGCAGTTCCTCTTCACAGATAACATAATTCTTCATTTTATTTTCTCCCCTCATCTTTATAGATATATTATATCATAAAATTTCAAAAATTTCAAATAAATAGAGTGTATTCCTAAGAATACACTCTATTAAAATTCTATTTCTTTATAATTTTCGCAAGTATCGAATTGGCGCATACATCTAACTTTACCATCCTCGCAAGTTTTACAACAAATACATTTTGCATCAAGACAAAAAGTTCTGGCACGCTCAGGATTAGGTACTTGAACAATCTGTTCTACGTATCCATGTTCAGTTTGCTGACGAATGCGTTGAGTAATAATTGTGGGAATAGATGATGGATTAGAAAAAAATTCACATTTACGACTATTAATACAAGTTAAACAAGTACCAAAAAGTTCGATGCATTGAGAGCAAAACATTTTATCATCACTGATAACAGTCGCATTATCTTGGCCGCATCTTGCACATTTATATTTTTTCATTCTTCGTCCTCCAGAAAGTAAGTCATCTCTTCAATACTAGGAAAAAGACCATAACTATTATTACGACCAAGCAAGAGTCGTCCAATAGTTATAGCTTCTACATCGTTAATAACTTCGCAGCTAAATGCTTTCTTAAAGTCTTCACCGCTATTCCAATCAACCAGTTCATTGGTGCCAATATACCATTCAAAAGGGCGATCCTCATCAATCTTCTTGGCTACTTCTTCAACAGTCTTAGCCCATTGAGTAAATCGGTCAGTAGTCATAATAGAAAATCCTTCAATGTCCATCTCGTCTGCCCAGTTATCAGCAAGTTTTACAAGCCACATCATACTTCTTCTACACTCCAATCCAGAATTTTCATTTCATCAACATTAGAAATCCATGCCTCAATTTCTGTTTCATCTTCTGCATGCATTGTTAAACAAACTCGATATACTTTCTGACCATGCCCTTGAGAGTACCAGGTTTCATGACCAACCGCGCCGGGTTCACTCCATACAAGAGAAATGAGTTCATCGCAATCGGCGCCAGCAGGAGCCGGTAGTTTCATGTATTGATGCTGAATGTTATTAAAAGCAAGAAAATCGAGAATGTCATTCAAAGCTTTATAGCTATAAATTGGAACATAACTATCCGTCCTATTAAAACCAGTCCCATTAAAACCAGAAACTATATACTCATCCAGAATTTCCAAAATAGCATCCTGAATAGAGGGATACAAATCTTTACTAAAATTCTTAATTACGCTCATACCCAATCTTCCTCTCTTTCATAATTTTCAAATGCTTCTTCCATATATACGTTATAGTCAATCTCTTGGAATCTTGCGCCACAGCCTTTGTAATATTTTTCGAGAGCTTCTTCATCCGTTAAATCCTCAATGTGGTCACAAATATGCTCCTCGGCATTTTCCGCTACTAAGATATCTGCAAACCCCTTGGCTCTTTCAATCTCCAAAAGATTTTCGCTGTTATAGCAACAATGTCCTACAAACTCTTCTCCATTATAAGGAGTGTATGCAATTACGCGAAAACATTTAGTCATTTTCATTTTCTCCATAGTGAGTCTTTAGATAAGACTCTTTAAATGCTTCTGCAATATTCTTATCATCAACGCAAACAAGCGTATCTCCAATCTCTTCAATAGAAAAAGAGATTAAATCATCACGATAATAATCAACAATTTGCTATGTAGCACAAATGAAGCCTTCCGCAGCGATAAAACCGTAATTATCCTTCTCTTCCCAATCAGTGCCATTATCATAGCCATAATGAGCATGGAAGTAATAAACACCTTCAACCATTCTATCTCCTCCTCTCATTTATAAATATATTATACCATAAATTTTCAAAAAAATCAAAAAAGAGAGGAGCAGAACTCCTCTCTCTAACTCTTCGTTTTCCTCCAAAGGGAAAGTATATCCTTCTGGATGCAATAATTCTTCCTCAGGAATCGGTGGTTCATTTAAACAATCTGCTACAGTTATGAAAACTGGCATAAATGCTAATGACGCAAGAACTAAAGCAAGAAAAATACACATAGAGACCTTTAGCTTATTCATTAAACCTCTTTAATCTTTTCTAGCTCTAATTTTATTTTATTCCAATCATTTTTTGCTTCAATAAAATCGCCAGTAATAACAATACCATTCAGTATTACCCACCACCAAGAATGGTCACCAATCAAAGCAAAGATGACTGACCAGAATATACTTGCACTTAATACTGAGCCCATTGCAATATTAAAGGCAAAACTTTTAATATGCTTTGCTAAATTTTCTTTAACCATTTTATTCCTCCGCGCAAGCAGCGTATTTAAAAGCATCATTTATAAAAGCTCGCCAATCTTCAATAGTTGGTTCTAAACCAAATTCTCTATAGATAGAATTAGAAGCAATTACAAATAAGCCACGCTCAAAAAATTTTTCTTGTAAAACATAAGGACGAGAAGTGCTAATAAAATAATAAGTTACATTCTCTTCGCCCTGAGCTAAAACCTTGTATACATCATCTTCTGTAGAGATATACATTACATGATTTCTATAATATAAACGAATATTATAAACAATCTTCGCATATCTTAAAACGTAAGTAGATGCATACCCCTTACAATTCAGCATAACTAAATTTGCCATCCCCTTCATTAAAAAACTGAGTAATCACATCCCACTCTCTGTCATCGCCGGCTTTAAAGGGATTTTCCCATTTAGTAAATTTTTTGTGCATAATGTCCTCGGGAACAGTACGCTTTCGCTTATTTACCCGCTCCATGCACTTATTAAAATCGTCTTCAATAAATACAAGAATATGGGCGTCGAAGCCAGGAAACCATTCAATCCACTGATTTCGCTGAGCATAAGTCAAATTATCACTATCAATAATCACATCACGCCCAGCCAATTCAGCAGTATGAATATCTCGAAACATTGCCATCCAAATTTCGAAGGTATGGCTTCTATCGCACTCATCGCCATTAATACGACCGTAGTATTCATCTGGACTGAAATACAGATAATTTGGATTACGTCTTAAAAAGGCCAGCGCCCAGGTAGTCTTACCACTTCCAGGCATGCCGGCTAGGCAAATCATCTTGCTCATTTTACCCTCACATTCTTGTTGTATTCACGCCAAGCATCGAAATTCCGCTCTCGCGCAAATTCCTCGGCCCAAACATTACAATATTCTACAATAAACCAATTCATTTTCCAAGACAACTCAGCACCATTCCATTTGCGCCAATGGTTTACAGAATCATAAGTACGATAAGTTTTACCTGTGCATCTGTCTACAAACTCAAGAGTAACATTTAATTGAGCGCCGCTTTTGTCAGAATAGACAATAAAACGAGGAGAATCAACCTGCCTAATCATAAATCGTCCGAACCATAAGTCATCTTTCTCCAACGCCTTATTGAGCTCACGGACAAGTCTATTCATTGCACGTTGATGACGCTTTGGATTAAAAGAAGTTAACCAGTCATTCACTTTTAAAATCTCCTCCAAATAGAAAAATAAAGCTATTTTAAAATTAAACTTGTTCATTTATTGAATTAGTGCATTTTGAGCTGCCGCAAGGTTATCGGATTCTATAGGCAAATCTTTGCAGACGAGTCTTCTTTTAAAGAGCTTTTTTATTCCCTTGTGCATCTACACCAATATCTTTTAACTATCAAAACAATAAAACCTCTTGTCCATTTTTATTGTATTCATAACATTCATAATCATATGGGTCGTAGTCAAAAGCATCATAAGCCGTTCTTTTAACCTTTACCATAGGATGAATAAGCGGCCATAAATTTTCAAAATATCCACTTTTTTCCATGTTAGAACTATAGTGAGCAATGGGCATGTCATTAGGTAAGTCTGCTAAAAAATTTTTTAATTCGCCAACAGTTTTAATTACCATAATCTTCCTCCTATCAAATCTTCCAATCAGAAATAACAAACACACCCTGAGGAGTTCGGGCCTTATCTTTAATCAAACAATTTCCATCGTAAGGGATACGTAGTTCTTCCAAAACTTCCTCAGAAACATTTTCTTCTACGGCAATATATCTACCCATATAGGTTTCGAACGCACGGCCGCCTCTAGCTTCAAGATGCATTAAAATCTCAGCATCATCGGGAATATTTTCAAGCATTTTTCTTAATTTTTTAACAGTCATTTCCCTTTCTCCTTTTAAAATCTCATTTCAGAACCGCAATTGCGACATTTGATTCCTAAATGAGTAATAAAAACATCAGTACTTCCGCATCGATTACAAGTTACAGTAAAGGCAGATTCATTACCATTCCATTTGCAAATCAAAATCAAAAGACCGATAACACCTGCAATTATCCAAATCCAAGGTTCCATTGTTCTTTCTCCCTTCCAAATAAGGAATATCTTATTTCCTCTTCTGATTTATATAAATATTATATCATAAATTTTTAAAAAAATCAAAAAAGAGGAGTGATTTCTCACTCCTCAATTCCCATACCCATGTAAAAATCCCGTGCTTTCGGCAGCCACCAATCTAACTCCTGAGTGTCAGAATACTTCTTCCACCGAGCTATAATAGAGTCCAAATCTTCTACTTCTTCGTAGAATTGCTCGACATAGGGCCGTTCTAGCCGGTCTGCATGATAATGACCAAACAGCCAAATACCCCAACTAATTTTATTTTTAAAGTCATTCAACCAAACTTCCATGGTTTTATCCACCTTGGATTGGTCAATTCCCCGTAAAAACAAGTCATTAGGTTCCCAGTCAAGAGGCGCGGTATGAGAAAGAACGAGATTGTAATGCTTTCCGCCAAAATTTTCTTCTGCGTTCTGCATTTCTTCCGCAGTCAACTGCTCATCAGCAAACCAATGCCAATCGTTCTGCAACCGATACCACTTATCTACAGAATATGCGCCAGGAATACAAAGAACCTTTTTACCCATGATTTCATATTCTGCTACGCAGTCCATGAAGTACCGAATATTGGGGAATTCTTCCTCGTAGCAAACCATTCCATTAACAAAATTATCAATGGTATAAATGGGATATTTCATGTTCTCTGCCCGGTCTTCGTGATTACCCCGCAAACAGTAAATGGTATATCCGAACTTGGCGGCCCGATGCTTGGTTTTCCAATCATGTTTAGACATATAATAATTAAAACCTACGTCACCAAGGATAATTACAGCAGTTTCTTCCGGATTATACTCGGGCATGTTCTGTTGAATACTTGCCAACCGGCCTTCAACCTGACCATGACAATCACCAGTAATCAAAACGTGTTTTATCATGTCAATCTCCTCCAAACCCATTAAGAATTTCTTGCTCATTTACATTTTCTCTTATTGCATTTAAGAAATTCTTATATTTCTTCTCCCAATACCTAACTTCTTTCAGTAGTTCAATATTCTCTTTCTGTGTACTACGAAGCTCATTTAATAGAACTTCAAGTCGTTCGGCACTAATTTCATATAAATCTAAGCCAGCAAGTGTCTTACAAGATTCTAAAACACTACACTTTGCGCATTTAGTTCTATCATCACCAGGACAACGCAAAATTTCAATTAAATGTTTAGTTTTCATTCTCTTACCTCAATTTCATATCCAAGATGCATACACACCAAATCCGTCAACCCATGCATGAGTTTATCTCTGACTTCTGCATCTTCTACATCCGGAACGTGTTCAAGATATCTATCAACCAATCTATTGATATCCTCATAACAATCCTCTACAAAGCGCATACCTTCTTCATCGCTACCCACAAAGTTACCACGCTTTACTCTCAAGAAGAACTCAGCTTGGTCTGATTGAAGCACATTTTTATACTTACAACCAAGCATATAGTCGCCAATGGCCTTCCCAAGTCTAAACATTGTAGCTAATTTCTTGTGATTAAATCCATTCTTTTTCATATGATGGTATTCTTTATTAGCCATATGACGCATTGTATCAACCGCTTTGTGAGGATTGATACGAGTAGCTTCCTCTCGATGCTTCCAGATATCAAACCACACGCCTTTAAAAACTGGGTTCAAAACATAATATTCTGTAAACAACAGCTTCAAAGTATTAGGATTCTGCTTCAAAACCTGATGGACAAATTCTCGAACATCAACAAAATTAATATGTTCTCCATTGTCACAATGATGTTCAAAAGCTACAGGGCGCCGAGCGCATACAACGTCGGCAAGAGAGGGTACTACCGGCACTTTAGTGTCTACATCAGATTGCTCATCACTCATATTATAGTTTTGTGAACCATAAAGAAATACGCCAATAATCAAATCTTCCGGAAAGATTGATTTAGCAATTTCATAGTGCTCGCGCACTCTAGTCATGACATCCATTCTCTTTCTCTCGCTTTCTCAATTTTTTCAAATCCATTGAAATGGGAATTGATTTGTAAATTGGATATACAGTTCTAAGAATCTTCTTTCTACCATTCCAAAGCCACAAACATTCTTTATAAAGACGGATTTCTGTTCGTGCTGATTCTCCTTGCATCTTAAAATCAAGATAATGCGCTAAATGTTTAAATTCCGGTCGAAGTTGATCTGCTGTATACCCATTTTTATAAGCCTGTTCTGCAATTCTTTTTGCTTTTTTCATTGACTGAACTGGTCTAACTCGTTCATTTATTCGATTAAAAGCATGAATTGATACTTCCATAATTACCTCATAAATTTCTAGCTTCGATGCCGAAACAAATTTTAAACATCCAAATTTGAAATCTTGTTAAAGGTTTTTTACGATGATAATTAATTAAAAAATTTGGGCCATCTTGATTACCAAAAGAAAGCTCTGTATTTGGTTTTGGTGGTGTTTTAATCATCATATATTCCATTTTACTCTCTTCCTACCGTGCAAAGTTTATAAAGCCAATAACATACAGAACCAATGGGACAAAGAGCATTGTAAATCAAAGCAACAACAATCGCACCAAACCAATTCACATGATTATATTTATAGATATGAATAGGATTTACAAATTCCCAACCATCAGCCATGTCTATAGCACCCCTGGTTCGAACACAATGTGCGACCATTAAGATAAAACCACCTACAACACTCCAACCGAAGATGATCCATAACCAATCATACCAATGCATTTTATCTAATCTCCTTCCAATCATTGCGCTGAATAATAGCGCGCATATTTTGTACACCTACAGGATTCATAGAATGAATACGAATAGGATAACTACGACCGGTTTCTTCGAACCAATCAAGAAGTTTAATGTAATCGCCACCATCAGTAGCATAGTCACCTGCATCATGGTCGATGTCAATAATCTCAATATCTTCCATAAATGGCAACTCAGACAGGTCAATCCAAGTTTTTGCATCATTTACACTTTTAGACCAAGTATATCCCTCAGGCGCTGGACGAACATCATCAATCCACAGTCTGATAAGTCATTCCTCCTCAACTAAAAATTTATCTCCAAAAATATCTTTTTCATTTATTGTTGTTTTATAATGGGGTATTCTAACTAAGGGGATACCCTGCTTTAAAGCATAAGTATTTTTCTCTTTATCTCTTTTCACTAAATCCTCAGTGTGCCAACATACCCTTGCTTCTCGAGCACTTCAATACTCATATAAACCATACGACTCCCCTTTGCCTTTGACTTAGTTTTTACAATAACACCCTTTTCCACCAACTCATTCAAAACTCGCGCCATCTTCTGAGTAGTGGTACTAATCAAAAACAAATCAGCATTTTGAATTTCATCAATGGTCATAGGTTTATCACTGTCGCATAGGGCGCCAAAAGCACGCATCATAATCTCCTGGGACTGTTCAGTTGTATATTTAGACTTCTTATAAGCAGGCATTTAAATCATCCTTTCTTAATACCAATCACCATCAAAGCAAACATCATAATCATTATCTTTAATGTAACAACCAGGAAAATCTTCCTTAATCATTGTCCAAAACCCATAAGCATCATCCCAATCTCGCGCGGGATAAGAATTGTACTTATCTTCCCTATCATCAGAAAAGAAAGCACCAAAATAAACAACCTCATATCTGCTCATAACTTTCCATTCCTTTCTTATATCTCTTAAAAATACGCTTCTCGCTATCAATGCACCCGTAACGATAACCTAAAGTAGATAAATACTTATAATAAGCATCTCTGCGCCGGTTATCTAACCAAGTACAGGAAACAATTATATCATATCTATATGAATAATTATTCAACACTTCATTAACTAAATGTTTAAAGGCTTTTCGCGCCACAAAAAAAGTTTTTAGCGGCTCTTGTCCAGTCATCTTCACTTCTGCTTCATTATCTGTAATATGACTTCTTTTGCTATATAAAGTGAGATAGACATTAAAATGAATTGTATCTTCATTCCAGTCAATCATAGTAAAAACCATTTTCATTGTTTGGCTACCAATGCGTTCTTTAATAAAATACTCTTCATTTTCTTCATCATATTGCACTGTCATTTATCCCACCTCCACTTTATACATATATTATACCATAAATTTTACAAAAAATCAAAAAAGAGGAGCTTAATGCTCCTCTTCAATAACAGTATCTTCAATTTCTCTAACGGTATAGATTAATCCACGCTGTTCTACAATTTCATAACGCTCATTAAAATCTGCCATATTTACTTCTGCCGGCATATAAATTTCAAACTGCTCTTCCGTAATTTCTTTTGCGCTAGCAAAGCTAGGAATTGCTAAGACTATTAAAGCAAGGCTCACAATAATGTTTGAAATAAAAGAAGTTTTATCTTTCTTCTTGATATATTCATACAAAGCGGCTATAGCTAAACCAAAACCAGTAATTGTTGCGAACAATGCCCAGCCACTAAAACCCCAAGTATATCCAATTACAGCTTCGATTTTATTCAGAACTACTATTCCGTTCATAGCTATCTCCTCTTTCACTTTTAATAGTTCGTACTTGCATTTCTTTTACGATTGTATTACGAATTTCATTATAAGGCATATTTATATTCATTTCTAGTGGCATATTAACATGAGTTAAATTAACATTACCACCAACTTCTTTTGCGCCAGCTACAAAAGCTTCAAGCATTTCGCCTGCATTCATTCGACTAAAACTAATGGTGCAAAATGGGCACTCTTTTCTTTCATCACAAAACAAAGCTTGCCCTACATAACGACCATTGCTAGAATCAACTAAATCTACTACCTAAAAATTACGTTCCATAATCGTCCTCCTTAATTTTAGAACAATGAAAATCTTTACAGTAACCTAAAGTACGCGCCATAGATTGATGATGTTCATCAAAATATTTCTTGCATCCTTCAATACAAGTTTTGATAGTTATCCCATTTATGACAAAAAGAGAGCGCTTAGCATATAGACAGAATTCACAACTAGGACAGCAATCATTACATTGTATCTTCATCTAATTCACTCTTTCCTTGTAAAATTTTAATTGCCATATGAACCGCTCCTTCTTTAATACCATGTTCATATGCGGTTTTTACCATGTGTCCCCTATGTAACTCCCAAATATCATACATACAATCATCAATCACTACATAAGATTCAATATCATATTCCGTTTTCCTCAACCACTCTTCGATCTCCATGCCTCGGTGTCTATCTTTACGAAGCGGCGTATAATCAAGAAAAGAAAGACCTTGCTTGGCAAATTCATCCCGCAAGTAATACCAGTCTTTGGGATCGCGAGAATCTTCATAAAACCAGTCCTCGCGCCAAGTGGAACTTAAAACAATTTTTGCATCGGTAACATCTACAATTTGCTTAATAAGAGCAATTTTTCTTGCTCGACGCCAATCACTTTGGAAGGAGCACGCTCTTTGGTGTCGGCGCCATTTACGACGCCGTCTATATCAAGAAAAATGATTTTCATAAATTTCAATCCTTTCAATTTAATTTAAAAAAAGGCAGTAACACTACAAAAAAAAGAATTTGTGTCGTTTTTGGTTAAGGTTAACTCATTATCCTAAAATACTACCCCCAAGGTCGTAGAAAAACCATTTAAAGCATCGTCTTCACTTAGGGTTTGAACCCTTCCACTAACAGAGGGTTCCCAAAAGCCAAAACGAAAGCTGCTTCCGGTTTTTTGATAAACTACTACAATAGCTGCTTTAACAATTGAGTCGAAACTAAAAGTCAAACTAGTAGTAGAAAAAGTCGCAGTTTTTGTTTGTATAGATAAAGAGGTTAAGGGAATGGCATCTCCTAGCTAGCCTTCTTTCAACTATCCTCCCATATAAATTTTAGAATCAGTGTCCGAATATCCAAGTTCATATGGCTATAATTTACCATTTGGTACTCCATCACCATGTTTTATCTAAATTGTATTACTCATTAAACCTCCATATGTCAGAATATGGTGAGCTTCGTTTGAAGCTCACCTTGTCTGTTAAGCCATAAGACCCTTTAGCATTTCAAGATATTTGATTTCAGGAACAATAATCCACTCAAACAAATATCTAATATTCGGAAAAATAAAAACAACTCCAAGAACTACGCTTATAATTCCTATCACGAGTAATACGCCACCAAAGCCAGTCATATCATATGTAGAATATGCCTTGTGCCACCAAAAATTATCCTCTTTGGTATTCTTAAATTTTGTGAGACCTTTGGCCATTTTTGTGAAAATTACAATCGAAGTAATAATCATAAAAATTTCCACAAATACCCAAAGACCAGTGATTATTATTTCCAGAATCCTGTATCGCCCCAGAATATCCATTACCTGCGGCCAAATATTATCAGAAGTCCAATCAATGGCGATGCCAAGCTGTTCTCCAAGATAATTTAGTACATTAATAATTTCTTGACTCATAAATTACTCCTTCAGGGCATTTGAATAATAGGAGTAGCATCGATGCCATAAATATAAGGCAAAATACCATTCCACTTTTCATAATACATCTTCTCAAGCAGTTCGGGAGTTAGGGATTCAGATAGCAGCTTATTGGCCTGCGCCTGAGCTTCTGCAAGCATAATCATTGCCTCTGCCTCTGCCTCTGCTTTAGCAAGGTTTGCTTCGTTTTTATTTTGCTGAATTACCAATTCCTGCTCAGAAGCAAATTTCTTATCAATTGCCTTCTGAATTTCATCATTCTCATAGGAAACGCCTTCCTTCATACCAAGAACTGTAATGGTAATGCCATATTCTTTGAAATAGGGAATGACGTAATCCTTAACTGCTTCCATGATTTCACCCTTTGCCGCGCCTAATTCAGTAGAAGTATACTTTGCGGTTTCAATATTAAAGCGATCTTCAACCAGCTTCTTGATATCAGTATCAATAACAGTTTCCAGAGGAGTGTTATTATAACGGTACAAGAACTTCGCTGCATCCTTTTCCTCAATCATTGCAGTACAGTTCATACCAACATAAATACCAATCTGATCAGAGGTTTCACCGAAGATGGCCTTATTCGCAGAAGAAGCGGTAGAATCGCCAGATTCCCAAGAACGAGAAACAGGCTTACGCTCAACAACAATTAAAGTTGCAGCAGGCTTCCATTCACCATACCAATGTCTACGACCCATCTGAACCCATCGATGAGGAATCTGAATTTCTTTAGTCGCCACCTTAGCTTCGGCCAATAGCTCTTCAGATTCAAACGCAGACTGAGCGGTAGAATCACCAACTAGCGGAATTAGGAAAGCGGTCTGTGACGCTTCAATGGTGACAAACTCGGGCTTGTCATAGGGCTTGCGGCAGCCAGTGAATAGGCAACATACAACGGCAACCAGCATAATTAGTACGAACAGCTTTTTAATTTTCATGTTTGTTTTCTCCTTTGTTGATTTTGATAAAATTATATATATCATAAATGACCGTACCAGCAAAAATACTGATAATCAAGTCATAATATGAATTAAAGAAATTTTTAAATCGGAGAAAACTATCCCACAACATATAAGAGAAATTATCATTCTCAAACTGCGCCATTGCCATGGAATTTGTGAATGTGGGAAAATTGATTAAATATGTCATAATTCCTAAAACCATAGCAAAGATGAAAATTTTTATTCCAATCTTAAAGATAAAATATTTTATTTGTCGCTTTTTAATATTCATATAACTCCTTTATACCTCAAAAGGTTTTCCATTTTGCTCATGCATTGCCTCTGCGTGTTCTTCGTTTGTTTCATCATATGGTTCAACGAGCCAATCAATATCATTGAGCATATCCATATACTCATTTTCACTAATTTCCTCTTCGCTCAATCCTTCTTCTTCGTAGTAATCATAATCTTCCTCACTGAGATAATTACAATCATAAGAATAATAACAATCTTGCGCAGCGCCCTCAGCGTATTCCTCGGCTCTATCGAAACTTTCTGCATCAACAATTAGCTGCTCATGACCAATAGAACAACCATATTTAATGTAGAATAACATTTTCTTCCTCCTTAACTTTGTATAAATATTATATCATAAATTTTTTAAAAAGTCAAAATTGTTTATCTAAAACGAGAAACAATATCAGCAAAATTGCTTAAAAACTTGGCTGAAATTTTTATTTGTTCATAAGCTTTATTTCTTTGAGCGACCCACATACCCGGTTCCCAGGGCGGATTTGGATAACTAATTTCGCCAGATTCTATGTTAATATCAAAAATTTCATCTGGATTCTAAGCAACATCTCTAATGGCATCTGCCATTAAAAAAAACATATAAGAAAGTGGTATATATACACCATCTAATAGAGTTAAATGTATTGCTCTTCCACTTGCAGCAGTAGTTTTACCTATTGTCATTACATCATCAAATAACAAATAAGCCATCTTAGAGCAAAGTTCTGCTTCAAGCTCACCTTGTTTTCCAGCCCAGATGGCGCCATCCATGGTGTTCATAATTTGGCCTATTATATCAGCGGAACCGCCAGGAGTTCTCTCTATAACTCCTTCTAAGGTTCCTAGAGAAATAGCCTCTCCTGCGCTAAAACCCTTAAAGAAATAACTTCCATCGCCCTTATCTTTAATTAAGCTATAATCTTTTGCGTTTGTATAAACAATGAAACCATCGTCCATTCTGGCTAAATGTCTATTTAACTCTTTGTACGCATCTATTGTTTCTTCACGACCTTTATAATGCTTATCTACAATATCAAGAATTTTTCCCATGTCTAAATTAAAAGTCATAACTATGTCAGCTTTTCCGCCGGCTTTACCGATGACCTTTGAAGAAAAGTTAATATTGCTTCCACTCGCATTTAAACCAGAAACTAGAGCGCTAGCCACTTTTTCTCCAATTATTTCTGCTAATGTGCCTTTAGCAACAGTGGATTCTTTTAGAGATTTCTTTATGTACCCTTTCGCACCTGCTGCTTTACCAGAAAAAATTTCCTTTACCTAATCCGTAGATTTAATCGTTTCCATTAATCTCTTTTTCAATTCAGGTAGTTTATAAGCCTAAGATACCTCTGCCAAAAAAGAATCTTTGTTAAATTTTTCAATCATTTCAAACATTTCCTCATAGCCATGATGAGCGTCATTTTTTGACCAATCGCCAGAAGCTTTTAGACTTTTTTCCGTATCAAAAAAAGCTTGATATAAAGCTTTTCCAATATTTTCATCAGAAAACAAAATATCGCCAAGCTATTCTACTGTATAATCAGCGATTCCGCCCATTTTACTTAACGCATCTTCCACAATAGCATACAACTTATTGGCAAAATAGTCCTTAAAAAACTATGCAGCAGTAATTTTTGCGTGACCCTTTTTCCCATCTTGGCCGATTATTCTGGTCAAATGTCTTTCATATGCATCTCGAAACTAAAAAGAAGTGTTTATAGCTTCAACTATCTGAACACCAATATCATTGGTATATAAATCTTCGCTTGTTAATTCTAAATCTACATTAAAGAATTTTCTCAGCAAGTTTATTTCCTTTTCTCCCTCTACGCTCGCCCATTTTTCTAGGTCATCAGCTATTTGAATCATTTTTGACTCATGAGTTTCACTATGCTTTGTTCTTTCGTTAAGAACTAGCTAATATAAAGCAGGATGATATTCCTATAAATTATTATAATATACAAACTTACTTCGCGCGCCGAAGAACTTTAAATTATAATCTTTCTCTGCCATTTTATCACCTCTACTTTTAAGTCAAGTAACTTAAAAAAAAGTAGAGGAAAATCATACGATTTTCCCCCACGGTATATATTTTACGGCGCGAGCCCAATGGAGGTGGTGATTGGGCTTCTGGCACCGAATATTTAGTCATCAAGTTTGTCTGCTAATGCGGCAACTTCACTTCGCTCAGACTTCTTTAAATGCACATATGCAAATAACTTTTCTCCACTTAATCTATTAACAAGTTTTTCAATACCTGCAGATTTTTCAAAGACTTGCTTATCGCGCTGTTTTAGGTCACCGTCCAACCAAAGTTGCGAACCTTCATCAATTCTACCCATAAGCAATTGAATATGTTCTTTTGTAAGATTCTCACACTCACTGCAAAGTAAAATGCAGTTCTTCAAAGAGCGACCACGCAAATGTCCCAAAGGAATAACCCATAACTTGTCTTCCTCTAGTAACTTTGTGACTCCCTCATCGCCACCAGCATGATCAAGAAAGGGACCAAGGAAGGGCTTCATCTTTGCAAAATCGTCACCAGGTAAGAAACCAATTTCTGGCGCATCCTTAACTGAGACATTATTCCTAACCCAAATGATTCGATCAAACTTACCTTTTTCAACCAATTCAAGTGCCGCATAAACCATTGCTAAGGTTTTACCACTACCAAAGCGGCCAGTAACCAATTTGATTTTTGAAGTTTTATCCTTCAACATATCAAACAAACAATACTACTCGGCATTTCGTGGCTTAATAGTGCCACTGAAACTACTGCCCAACTTTAGAAAAACCACAGGGCGTAATTCACCATTCTGATAACAATATTTATCTACAACTTCTCCAGTAGAATCTTTAATTAACAAATACTGATTTTCTCTTAGCTAATACAATTCTACATAAGTTTCTTTGTGATTATAAAAATAAGCCAGCTTCTCATTGCTTAGCTCAATTTCAATACAACCTTTTTCAATCATTGCGCACCTCAGAACAACATAGAAATATCAGTAATAACTTTATGAGCGACGCCCTTTTCAATAGCTTCATCTTTTCTTACATACCACTCACCAACAATTTTATTGGCTACTTCTTCTTCTGAATAGGTAGTATGTTCTAACATAAAGCCAGATAATTCTTCTACTTGATTCTGATAATCCTCCATCTAAGCACAGATTTGTTCAAAAGTACCACTAATTGTACCACTACCTTGATGGAAAATAAAATAAGCATGAGGAAGCATATACCGTTCATGGCAGGACAAATAAATATACGCTGCAGCGCTTGCGCATTGACCTATGTTTATTCCTATTATTGGAGTTTCACTAAGTTTAATTGTGTCAATTAGAGAATAATTAATATCCAAATCTCCGCCAGGACTAAAGAAAAAAAGACGAATTGGCTTTCTTCTAGCGAGAGGAGTCTTAGAATCTTCTTTATTCCATTGAACAATATATTTAACCAATTCAAGCAAATATGAATTGATTTCGCTATCAATCCAAAAGGAACGGCTCTCTAAATCAACGTAAAAATTTCTCAACTCTGGATCAGGTAGTTGCATATTAGCAACTTCCCTAGGAAGAATAATGTTCATACTTTCCATTATATTCTTCTCCTTGCTTTTTAGCAATAGATTAACGGGTAGCCCGTTATTATAAAGTGAAAGTAAAATGAATTGAATATAGGGAAAACGGACTCATATAGAGTCCGTAAGATTTTGGTACAGGATAAGGGAGTCGAACCCCTACAAAACCTTGGTTCGTAGCCAAGTGCTCTATCCATTGAGCTAATCCTGTATATAGTTCCAACTTATGCAAGTCAGAACTTTTTGAGGGTTTCTGCTTCACCCACAAGCTTCGACGCTTTCTATGCAGAAAACATTGTGCAGTTTTCTCGCCATTCAAGCGGTATTCCAGGCATACGGTAACCCTCTCATTCACCACGATTACGTGGCTTACTTTGACTTCTGCCAACCGTGGTAGTGGCTCCATATGAACTGCCTGGACAGCGCATACTTCATCGCCTGGTACCTCGTCTAGGAGTCGAACCCAGAGCAGGGGAGTAGAAATCCTCTGTTTTATCCATTAAACTAACGAGGCATATACCAGTTTAACCAACGCGAAACCATACACGTTTTGACCTCAACCGTCGCACTCAAAATCACATCCAACTGGCAAGTCTTTGTGGAATGGTATCCCGCAAACCATTCCTGCGGCGCTCTAGCTCTCAGTGGCGCCGTCATTTTGAGAGCAGAAGCGGGATTTTTTTGGGGGCCTCTCACAGAATACAATCATTTTGCTGATCCAGTTTACTGGTCACGAATATTCCAGACTGGGCGCGACCCAGTACCAAAATACCGTCAAGATTGTGAGGCCTGGTGCCCGTTGCAGGACTCGAACCTGCGGTCCCATGATTAAGAGTCACGTGCTTGAACCAACTCAGCTAAACGGGCATATTAAAACTCAGCACTTCTATAATAATTACAAACATTCCTCCATGCTGCAGATAGGTAAGAATGCTTACTCATTGGTTAGACTTTCAGAAAACATAAGTGTAGGATATTGGCGCTCTTTTCGGCTCCTACTACTTCATCGCGCATAGATTTTACTCCACCACAGAGTAAAACCACCTACGTCTCATTGTAATTATTATGGAGGCGCCGAGCGGATTCGGACCGCTGACCTCGTCCTTACCAAGGACGTGCACTACCTACTGTGCTACGGAGCCATAAACTAAAAGGCATATTCCCAGCTCTATTAGCCACTCCCCAAATACCTCATTTGTCATAAAGGCACTTTTATTTGTCTGCCAGGGAGGAGTGGATTTTCACCACTCTGTGTCCGTTGTATACGGACTCATTTGGTGCAGGCGAAGGGGGTCGAACCCTTAATCCTTGCGGCCACGGTTTCTAAGACCGTGATGTATACCAGTTCCAACACGCCTGCAAATCGCGCCCGCTTATATTTACGAGAAACGGTGCGCTAAAACCTCGGAGGTGCGGTTTAGTCTTCTTACAGGAAACTCACACATAAATCCGTCTCATTTATAAGGCAGAGATACCTTTTACAAGAACCAATAAACAAAACTGTTAAATTAACTCTTGCTTAGCTTGTCTCGTAAGCTAATCGGTGAACGTGTGTTTTTGTTTGCTCAGAAGTCCGCGCCTTCACTGAAAGACTTCAATAGATAAGATTGATTTAAGGGAAGATAATCACTCTTCATCAGCAATAACGAGGACCTATAATCCTATCTAAGACCCCGGGTGTTAGAGTTTTTCCATACTCATTGGTGATACCAGAGAGGTTCGAACTCTCGTTACCAGCTTGAGAGGCTGGCTTCCTGACCGATTAGAAGATGGTACCAATTTAATCTTCAGCAACAATACCTGTTCTACGATAAATCATTTTAGCAAGTATGTCAGAATGTTTTAATTCTTCGGCAATAATTTCACGAAATTCTTGCTTTTCACGCTCACTAAGTTCATTTTCAAAACAATGAAGAATCTTATAATAACCTTGACGAGCTTCTGCTTCATCAGCTATATTTTCTTCAAGTAATTGACACAATGAAAAATCAACCTAAGGCATTAAATCACTCCTGCAAATGAAAAACGGTAGCGGAAAACTATTGGCCGTAATTTGTCTGCTATGTCCGCTAGTTGCTATTTATAAGTCATAGGGCAACAAATCCTATTAGTTCTTCCGGTTACTTTCGTTTTATTTATATCGCGCTTTCAAATGACAAGGCCACATATCAGAGCTTCAAGGTAACATTGTTACACGCATCTCTGCCGGTGGTAGTTTACGAAAAGAACAAACAATCCATCCTCTCGCGCGGTTCACAATTAACATAGGCGTGAACAACCTTGGTTGCAGAGGTCGGCTCCGCCCCGACGTTCCCCTGATAATGAGTCAGGTGACTTAAACTGACTTGTCCACTCTGCTATATGGTAGCGGTGGCTGGAGTCGAACCAGCTCCCCAAGGATAATGAGACCCGTGACTTAACCGTTTGTCCTCACCGCGATATTTAGCTAGATGCGTTTTGTGTTTTAAAACTCTACCACTTGAGCTACTCAGCGGAGGTGTCTCCGTCAAGATGGGACTCGAACCCATAACCCTCTGATTTTCAGTCAGTTAACAGTATAGTTGCTGCACGCATCTAAATTGTTTTTAATGAGTTTTCTCTCACTTTGTAAATATATTATATCAAAATTTTAAGAAAAAATCAAATTATTAGACCTTCAGTCTGCGCAACTTACGCTCTAGCTTCTTGATAATAGCTGCATTACCAACGGGGTCACGATTGCGAAGCAGATTAATTCGATTCTCAATGGTCATGATTTCAACGCTCATAATATTTACCTACTTTCATAAAATTAAATGGTACCCAAGGCCGGACTCGAACCGGCACGCCGAAGCATCTGATTTTGAGTCAGACAAGTCTACCTATTTCATCACTTGGGCATAAGTAAGTTAGAACCTGTGATGCGCCGTCCAATAGCTGATATCAAGCCCTTTACATCTTCTCTCATTTCAAATTGTCTGGTTATGAGTGAGGACAACCAGTCGGCTCCCGTTTCCTCCCATCAGGTTCTAAATGGACGCCAAGCACCAGCCGTTACGCCTTCTATGCAGCTTTTCCGATTTCGAACTCGGTGAGGACTTCGGTGTTTCCTCCCATAGTGCAAGCATCTCGTCGGATTCGCACCTCTCGGCCAATCCGCAAGTTGAGGATCACTCGTCTTGATTTATATACCGACAAGCCGAATCTAAAAAGCCGGTCTAGGGTGCGCTTTGTTGACCAGTAAGGGCCTCCCTCTACGAAACTGGGATGATGTATTACCATCATCAGTGATATCACTTTGTGGATTGATGCGGCGTGTAATCCACAAACCCGCCGCTGCCAGTAGAGCCGTGAGCGGTGCTCTGTCCATGGCGCTTCTCCGTAAGTACTGGGTCTTTAATTTATTACACGCAGTGACGGTACCTACTCAAACATCTGCGAGGCTGGTGGGCCAGGTAGGACTTGAACCTACACTAAGTTATGTGACAGCAGACAGACTCTTATCGTAGTTCTCACACCTTTTGAGTGCAAGAATGCTACCCACCTGCGTGTGCTTTCCTTTGCTTTCGTACTCACACGGATTCATCCACCGTAGCAGATGAACTGGAAGTCGCCCTTGTTAGCTAAAC